AACTACCTTTCAATCCAAGACAAACACAGAGAGATACACTCTACAAAAATGGTATTAATCCAGTAGTCACTTTTGCTGGTGAAGGAACCATTCTTTTTGGAGATAAGACTCTTCTCGCAAAACCAAGTGCTTTTGATAGAATTAATATCAGAAGACTTTTTATTATTCTTGAAAAGGCAATCTCAAGATTTGCAAGAGCACAACTATTTGAGTTCAACGATGCATTTACAAGAGCTCAGTTTGTTGGTGCAGTTGAGCCATTTTTGAGAGAGGTTCAAGGTAGAAGTGGTATCACAGATTTCGTAGTAGTTTGTGACGATTCAAACAATACTGGTGATGTCGTAGACAGAAACGAGTTTGTTGGAGACATTTTTGTGAAACCAAACAGAGCAATTAACTTCATTCAGTTGAATTTTGTCGCTGTAAGAAGTGGAGTTGAATTCTCGGAAATCACAAGTTAAGACTAAATAATTAAAGAATCTTTCTTAGGAGAAACAAATGCCTTTTACAATTACTCAGTTTAGGTCTGAGATTTCAAAACAAAAGAATTTGGCAAGACCAAATTTATTTGAAGTGAATGTAACAGGAAAAGCAATCAATAATGCATTAGTACCTTTCATGGCAAAGATTGCAACAATTCCACCTTCAACAATGGGAGTTGTTGAAGTACCTTACTTTGGAAGACAAGTCAAAGTGCCTGGAAACAGAACTTTTGACAATCTTTCAATTACGATTCTAAATGATGAAAATTTTTCTATCCGAAACAAAATTGAAGAGTGGATGTCCCAAATGAACTCTCATGTGGGTAACGTGCAAACTGACAATCTTGCAAATCTAACAACAAATACTACTGTAAGTATTAAACATTATGGTGTTGCAGGAGGAAATGACAGTCTTGGAGAATGGAAGTTCGTTAATTGTTTTCCAGTCGCTCTCGGTGAAATTGCCCTTGATTGGGGTAGTAATGACACTGTAGAGGAATATACTGTAGATTGGGCATACGATTATTGGACACATGCTGGTGGTGCGGGTAGCTCTTGATTTATAAATAATAATGTAAGTTTCCAATCAACTAGGGGCATGGGGGCTTCTCGGCCCCTGTCCTCTAGGAGTAATAAATGGCTATTGAATTATTTGGTTTTACTATTGGGAGAACTCAAAAAGAAAATGAGGCTAAAGACAAGCTTTCATTTGCCCTTCCTCAATATGATGATGGTGCCATTGATGTGGCAGGAACCCCAGGCGGTGCATATGGTACATACCTTGACATGGAGGGTGCTGCCAAGAATGAGACTGATCTCATTCATAGGTATCGTCAAATGGCCCTCTTTCCAGAATGTGAATTAGCAGTAGATGATATAGTAAATGAGGCAGTTGTTGCAGACAGAGAAGAATCTGCTGTTTCAATCAATCTGGAAAACATCAATCTTTCCTTAGACATAAAACAAAAAATAGTAGACAATTTTCATGAGATAGTTGATTTACTGCAATTCAATCAATCTGGTTATGACACTTTCAAAAAATGGTATGTAGATGGAAGACTTTACTATCACATCATCATAGACCCAAATAATCCAAAAAGAGGCATCCTAGAATTAAGACCAATTGATGCACTAAAAATTAAAAAAGTTAGACAGATTATCCCACCAAAATCTTACGAATTAGATAAAAATCCAAATCCAAAGATTGAAGAGTATTTTGCTTTTAATGAAGGTGGAATATCTGGTGATAAAGGTGGTAATATCATAAGGATTGCACCAGACTCAATTGCATATTGTCACTCTGGATTATTAAGTGATGATCGTAAATTAGTTCTAAGTTATCTACACAAAGCAATCAAACCACTTAACCAACTTAGAATGATTGAAGATGCTGTGGTTATATATCGTATATCCAGAGCGCCAGAGAGAAGAATCTTTTATATTGATGTTGGAAACCTACCAAAGATTAAAGCAGAACAGTATCTTCGTGACATTATGACCAGATACAAAAATAAGATGGTCTACGATGCATCTACTGGTGAACTCAGAGATGACCGAAAACACATGAGTATGTTGGAAGATTATTGGTTGCCAAGAAGAGAGGGTGGAAGAGGCACAGAAATCTCAACTCTGCCTGGTGGTGAAAATCTTGGTGAGTTGGAAGATGTGATTTATTTTCAAAGAAAATTATACAAATCTCTAAACGTACCTTCTTCAAGATTAGAGCAAGATAGTGGTTTTGTTCTGGGTAGAGCACAAGAAATATCAAGAGATGAAGTAAAATTTACAAGATTTATTGAAAGACTCAGGAATAGATTCAATGGTCTTTTTAACACTTGTCTTGAAAAACAACTCATTCTCAAAGGTATATTGACTCTGAACGATTGGAGAAATGTACAACAAAAAATACATTATGAATGGCAGACAGATTCACAGTTTGCAGAACTCAAAGAAGCAGAGATGTTACAAGAAAGACTCAATCTGTTACAGAGTATGAATTTTGCAGATGAGATCGTAGGTAACTTCTATTCTAAGGAATATGTCAGGAAGAGGATTCTGAAACAGACTCAAGAAGAAATTGATGAGATTGACAGACAGATTGCTGCCGAAGGAGGTGGTGAGGAAGAGGAAGAAGATCAAATGCAATCCTTTAAACCAGAAAATGGCCAGAATCTTTCTGAAGAACTTGACAAGATTGTAGAAGAAAAGATAGTAGATAAAGAAAAAGATGAGGAATTGAAAGAAAACTTAAATGAAATTTTTAAATCAGTTTTAGAAGAAGAAACGGATGAGTTTAGAGCAATCTGATACCTCAAATATAGATTTAGATTCTGCCAAAGCCCTGGCGGCTAGTCTCAAGTTTACCAAAAAAGAAATTAGTAAACTTAGAGATGAAGTCAAAGAATCTCTCCAAGAAGTTGTAGGCCAGAATGGTGAAAATGGACAGATTGGAGAACAAGGTCCAGAGGGACCACAAGGTCCGCAAGGATTAGATGGTTTACAAGGACCAAGAGGTTTTCTCGGCCCTCAGGGTGAACAAGGACCAGAAGGACCACAGGGTTTACAAGGAGAGCCTGGTTTATTAGGTGAACAGGGCCCACAAGGTCTTCAAGGTGTTCAGGGAGAAAGAGGGCCACAAGGAGAACAAGGTTTACCTGGGCTTGATGGAATTGATGGTAAAGATGGAGAACAAGGACCAGAGGGTAAAAGAGGTTTTAGAGGGGAAGAAGGGCCTCAAGGTGAACAAGGTATCCAAGGTGAAAAAGGTGACAAGGGAGATAAAGGTGACCAAGGATTGATGGGTATGTTGGGTCCAGTTGGCCCAAAAGGTGAACAGGGTATTCAAGGTGAAGTTGGTCCTCAAGGAGAACAGGGAGAGCAAGGATTACAAGGTGAGAAAGGTGAAAAGGGTGATACTGGAATACAAGGATTACAAGGAGAACAAGGACCGCAAGGTGAACAAGGTATTCAAGGAGAAGTCGGCCCAGAAGGTCCACAAGGTCCAAAGGGTGATGATGCTGATGTAAGTGATGAATTAGAAAAAGTTGATAAGAGAATTCAAAACCTAAGTGCTCAAGTTGCTGATGCAAAAATGAGTTCAAATGGTGGTGGAGGATTAGATCCTAACAAAATCAATTCAAGTTTAGTTCCAACTCGTTCTGCACAATTTGATCTAGGTTCTGCAACAAAACCTTGGAAAGATTTATATCTTAGTGAAAATTCACTACACTTAATTGCAACTGATGGAACAGAAACTACTGTTGCTGCATCTGAACTCACTGTACTTGATGGTCTTAATGCAAACACAGCTGAATTAAACACACTAGATGGTATAACTGCTTCTACTGATGAACTCAACAAGTTAGATGGTTTCACAGGGACTGCTGCAAACCTCAATGTCTTAGATTTTGATGCACAAACTGGTATAAACACAAAGTTTCTTAGAGGTGATGGTACTTATCAAACTGTTTCTGGTGGTGGAGGTGGTGGTAGTAAACATCAAATGCAAAATGCTGGAAGTAATCTTAACGAAAGAGCAGCACTCAACTTTGATGGTACTCACATTATTGCAACTGATGATGGTACTAATGATCAGACCGATGTAACAGTCAGTTCAAATCTTCAAGCATTTTCTGGAAAATCTGCACCATCTGGTGATGTAGTCGG